TAACATCATATATTTTGCCTTCTGTGGAAACACTTTCTTTGTTTCCCAATTAGTAAGGAATGGTCCAAACAATTTATGACCGTATAACCAATTGTGCATTCTGTCTGAACTCTTTGCGAAACAATAGGCTGCGAATACGGCAGGTATACTAAAAGGTATTCCTGGGAGTATTACTCCGACGTACGCTACGCCTAAACTTAAAAATCCTAAACCACCCCATGCCAATTTTTTGATGTTCATCTTGTTCCTTTAACTAATTATAGCTTTAATGTTTTCAGCGTGAATAATAATGGCGTTTTGCCCTGACATCCTCACTGGCAGTCCTTTACTCCAATCTAAGTAGATTGTTGAACCTTTAGTGATTGCCTCATCTACTTTAGGACCAGTTGCCATTACGATGCCTGGTTCTGATGCCGTTGTTTTAACATCTGCTGATAGAATAATTCCGCCTGCCGTTTTTTCTTCTTTGGGAGCAGCTGCTACTAACACCTGATCGCCTAACATTTGTATAGCCATACTATATTTTCCTTCTATTTAATGTAGTAGTTAATCCACTACGTTTTTCTTCAATCTCCATGTTCATTACTTGACTTTCATCAACTAACGGTTTCTCTGGAGTTTCACGTTCACGTTTAAACGCAGCAGTACTTACAATCAATAACATTATTGCTAAGGGATCGAATACGAATATAATTATAAGTATAATCCACCTTGCTGCATCGTCATAATACTCTGCTGCTCCATTACCATATATCATATCGGCAATATATTTTACAGGACCAAGTTCTGATTCCTGTTCTAACTGTAACCTTTGTATTGGTAACTTTTCTATATTATATTGTACAATAGAAGCTACTGCTTTGTCAATGGTTATTGCTAAATTATTTCTTTCTTCCGTTTGACGGCCATTTACATAATTACGATCTTTTGGTTGAGATGTCTGTAATACATAATCCAATCCTTCGATTCGAGCTTGTGCACCTTTTAACTTTGATTGTTCTGCTTCTATTCTCGTATCAATGATATTAGCTTCTAAAGAATAACTGTCCGATACTAACGCCGAATCAATATGCGCCTTAGATAAGAAACCAAATATACCCATTGATGTAATAAGCATTAATATAAGTATAGCGATTGTAAAATAAGAACGAACTAAATTATTAACTCGATCCCATTCATAATGTAACCATGCAGCAGAAACTAATTTACCAAACTCTAATACAGTTGCCATAACAGCAATAGACACTGCTGCTCCACTAAAGATTGTCATCAATCCTATAATAGAGAAGTACGCTGCACAACTTGCTAAAGTAATACTTGTACCGAGTGTTAACCATTTCATCAAATTAATCTACTGCCTTAAATGTTTCTGTGATTGCTTTAACTAAATCTTCCATCATACCATTGGTGTGAAGTGGTGTAGGTGTAATTCTAAGCCGCTCCGTACCCACATCGACTGTTGGGCTATTAATAGGTTGTGCATATAATCCATAATTGTTTAATAGCCTGTCTGAAATTGTTTTACATTTTTTTGCATCTCTAACCATGACTGGTAATATATGAGTGCAACTATTTGGATGTATTTCTATATTGTTCTCTGCGAATAAACTTCTTAACGTTTCTGCACGTTCTTGATGTTTAACTCTTAAATTATTATGATCCATTAAATAACGAATAGAAGCAATTGCTCCTGCTGCCATTACAGGACTCATACTTGTTGTAAATATAAATCCACTTGCTACAGATCTTATAGCATCGAGTACAATACTATCACCAGCAATATAACCACCGTGACAACCAAACGCCTTTCCTAAAGTTCCATTGATAATATCAACTCTATCTTGTAAGCCTAACTTTTCGCAATAGCCTGCACCTGTATCTCCGTAGAGACCAACCGCATGTACTTCATCAATATATGTGATTGCGTTATATTTATCTGCTAAGTCACAAATTTCTGCAATAGGAGCAACATCTCCATCCATACTATATACTGATTCAAATACAACACAAGGAACTAAATTATTTTCGGTTGCTGTTATTAATGCAGCTTCCAAATCAACCATGTTATTGTGTTCCCATATAATCTTTTCGGCACGGCTATGTTTAACACCCATAATCATTGATGCGTGATTTTTATTATCTGAAACGAAACATATATTTGGAATGATACGAGCGAGCGCGATTAATGTCCATTCGTTAGCGACATACGCAGAGGTATATAATAAACCAGATTCTTTCTGATGAAGAGTGGCCAATACATTTTCAAGTGTAACATGATAGTGAGAGGTACCGCCAATATTACGAGTACCTCCACTACCACTTCCTGTCTTTTCTAAAGCAGTAGTCATGGCATCAATAACATATTTGTTTTGACCCATTCCCAAGTAATCATTTGAACACCAATTAATAATAGTCTTTGGTGAATACTTTGAATACCATGTTGCCTTAGGGAAATTTCCCGCGTCTCTAACAATGTCGTTAAATTCGCGGTAGTTCCCATTGTTCTTTAATGTATCAATCACATTTTGAAAAGCTTTTGGATCAATCACAATCTAATACCCTCATGACACATTTTTCTACCTTTAATTAATTATCGTATGCGCCATCCCAACTGCCTTCAAGTCCTGCTACTTCATATTCAGTAACTCTATTCTCAAAGAAGTTAGTATGGTCAGCTCCATTTAAAACCCATTCTAACCACGGTAGAGGATTATCTTTAACTTTGAAATTTGGTTTCATTCCAAGCTGTAGCAAACGCCTATCCGTTATATACCTTATATATTCTTTTACTTCGGATTTTTCCAGGCCATCTATAGATCCCATCTCGTATGCAAGGTCAATGAACTTATCTTCAAGATCTACAATGTCTTTTGACATCTCATAGATTTCTTTCTTGAATGTATCATCAACAACACGACTGTGTTCTTTACAGAATGCTTTAAATAATTTGGAGTTACCTTCAACGTGAATAGACTCATCACGAATAGACCATTCAACTACTTTACCCATACCTTTCATTTTACCGAAACGTTGAAAGTTCAGTAACATAACGAAAGAAGCAAACAAAGCAACGCCTTCGTTAAATACAGACTTCGCTAAAGATAGACCTAAACCACGTAAACTATTTGTATCAGCTTTACGCATATAATCAATCTTATCAGCCATTTCAGAATAATCTAAGAACGCATGATATTCAGCATCTGATAAACCTAAGGTCTCATTCAATAGAGCGTATGCACGTTGATGAATACCTTCTCTTGCTGCAAATGATCCTAACATATTACGGATTTCGTTATTCTTAAACTTTGGAATAAACTGATCGTAATAGTTCTGACCTACGGCAACATCAGACTGAGTAAACAATCTTAGGATGTTTGTAATATAATCCTTTTCGATCTGAGTTACCTTACCGCCTTTCCAATCAGCAACATCTTCAGACAAATCTAATTCATCTTCGATCCAATGAGCTTTCTCATGTCTTGTTGTAATTTCAACAGCCCAAGGATAGTGAAAAGGTTTATAGGCTTCAGAGAATTCCAAAAGGCCACCTTTCTTTTTAACTAACTTGTCTGTGATTGCCATTAGATCGTTATAAGTACCGATGTGTTCATCGTTAATCCAGATCTGTGGCATTGATCTTACTTCTCTACCGTTTGATACTCTTTGGTAAAAAGCAAGACGTTGTTCTTCATCGTCTAATACTACTTTAGTATATCCTATTCCATGTTGGTCAAACCAAGCTTTTGCTTTTTCGCAAAAAGGGCAATTGGACTTGGTATAAATTGTAACTTCCATATCTTTTCCTGTCTTACTGGTGGGTATTACTCCAGCCATATTCTTTTTCCTTCTATTCTGTTAAAACTGTACTATCCTTCACAGGCCGTACACTCGTCTTGTTGATCGTCGGTTAATCCAAACTGTACTTTATCTGGATTAATGTGGTCATCTAATGATTCGCGTTTTACTTTCTCTGAAACGTTTTCTGCCCTGTTAGATGATTCTGTTCTCAAATAATATAAACCTTTACAACCTTGTAACCATGCTTGATAATGAACTGCGTGTAAGTAACGTTTATCAGCGCCTGCTGGGAAGAAGATGTTTAAGGATTGACCTTGACACAAATACTTTTGACGATCTCCTGCCAATTTAATTAATGCGAGTTGGTCTAGTTCTATTGCTGTTTTAAATACGTTCTTAGTATGATCATCGAGGAAGTCTAGGTGTTGTACTGAACCACCATTTGTAATAATCATCGACCATACTTCTTCTGTATTTTTACCTACTGCTTCTAATACTTTAATAAGATGTGGATTTTTGTTTAAGTGAGAACCTACTCTTGTTCTCGACGTAAACGCATTTGCTTTCCAAGGTTCAATAGACGGTGATGTATCAACTATCATAGAACTATTTGCATTTGGAGCAATTGCTAACATATGAGCGTTACGACGGCCAGTTCCTTTCATATCAGGAGCCTCACCACGGCGCTTGCCCATTTCCAATGTTGCTTCAACAGATTTTGCTTTAATTTTACTGAAGATTTCTTCGTTAGCATCAATAGCCGCTTGACTATCAAATGCAATTGAATTTTTCTGAAAGTAAGAATGCAATCCCATAGCACCAAGACCCAAAGATCTTTCTTGCTGAGCACTATATCTTGCCTTACTAATTTCGTCACCGGCATTATCAATAAAGAACTGTAATACGTTATCCAAAAATACAATAAGGTCTTTAACCATATTCGTATCTTTCCATTGATCGTATGTTTCTAAATTGACTGAAGATAAACAACATACCGCTGTTCTTTCTTCATTGGTCACGAGGTGTATTTCGTTACAAAGATTAGATCCTTTAATTGATAGACCCAGATCCTTCTGTGATTGCGGTAATGATCTATTTGCTGTATCAATAAAGTTAACATACGGTTCACCAGTACGATATCTTGTCTCGAGTACTAATTCCCACAGATGTCTTGCTTTGATTGTATCTCGTATAGAATTATCAGCAGGATCAATCAAATCCCAATCCTTGCCTGCCTTAACTGCTACCATGAATTCATCTGTTAAATTAACCGCATGGTGTAGATTCAAATTCTTTCTATTCACGTCACCTGTAGGTATACGCATATTAATGAACTCTACAATGTCAGGATGGTTAATATCCATATAAGCAGCATAAGATCCTTTACGTGTCCTTCCCTGACGATAAGCAACCATATCTGCATCAACCGTATGCAAGAATGGCATTGGACCGGGAGCTTTATTTGATACTGCACGAATATCAGACCAATGACCACCTACTCCACCACCTTTCACAGACAACCATCGCAATTCAGCAGTATGGTCAATCAATCCGTCTAAAGTATCAGGAACATAAGTAAGGAAACAACTAATAGGTAATGCTTTTGCTTTCTCTCCTTTTAAGACTGCATTAGAAAGTACAGGAGAAGAAAACATGAAAAAGCCTTGAGATACATAATCATATATTCTTTGTGCCAATTTCAAATTGCCATTACTAAAAGCTACTGAGGCACGTGCATACGCCTTCTGTGGACTCTTTTCATCTTCTCTACAATAGTAGTCTTTTAATAATTTATAAGATTGCTCCGATAATACCTTATCTCTTTTCGTTTCAATCTCAATACCTAAATGCTGCATTCCCTACTCCTATTATAATTCTTCTGTTATGTATTCGTTTGCTAAAGGAAAGATTTTAGCAATGGCGTGGGCGATGGCAATAGCAAGTTCTTGATGCTCTAACTGAGTACCGTTTCCAGATCGTAATTCAATATAATGAATCCATGATCTCAATGTACCGTTTGCATATAGTCTTGATACTGTGTTACCTTCAGGCAATACCACACGTGCTTGTTCTTTTGCTATTCCTTTCGATATAGCCCAGTTATATACTTCTGTTGATTTACGAATAAGCTCCATCTGCTTCATTCTAAAATCTTCGTTGATCCTACGATGACCTTCATCGTTCTGATCTATGTTAACACTAGCTTGACGGTTCTTTGGATCTTGAAACCTTGCTTCACGTGGTATTAGTTCTAAGTCAGTTGTTGGGTCAGCATAACGTTGACTAAATTCCTGAAAGCTAAAACTACGATGCCGTAAAAATTGACGTGCAATATCTCGAGTTGTTTCTACTTCCATACAAACACTGACCATCTCTAACGGACTCCAATGTTTATGCTTAATTAGATAATTAACCAGCTTATCGTTTGTTGCTGTATTGTTTTGATTACTCGGATTACTTACTCTTGCGCAGTACGCGACTAAACCTAGAAGGCTTGGGTCTTTAGCAAGTTCGAGTGTTGGTGCTTGACTATAACTTAACAACTTTACTTTCATATTCTATGTCCTTCTCCACTGTTGAAATTTCATTTTGGCGTCTAACCCTTTATATGTAACTGTTCTCATTAAACTCTCAACACAACTAATCTTGCCACTGAGAACCATTTCATTAATATCCTTGCCTGGGATATCTTGCGGCCATATTATAATGCTATGACCTGCATCGATAATCTTCTCCATCCTTTTGTGAATCTCTCGATTGCGAGGTTCTGCATCAAAGACAAAGACTGCATTTTCCGCCCGTTTGAGCGAAGAGGTATTACCATCTGCACCATTCATTGCTATCGCATTTGATAGAAACATACTATCAATAGCTCCTTCCACAACATAATACTTTTCGTTAAAGTTTACTTTGTCGAGTCCATACAGTTTAGGTACTTCATCAAACATTATAGTAATATAACGAAGGAATGCGTCAGGATCCATTGACCTAGCTGACACGCCGAAACATTTTCGGTCCTTATCTAAAAACGGTATTACAATACGAGCTTCATCAAACTTTACGTTCTCAAACTTGTTTGGTACAATCCCATTTATCCATTCTTTAAATTTAGGTGCAAAGTAAATTCGATAATGGTGCTTAGAAGGTATTTGCCGTATATCTATATATTTCTTTACTGGGTGTGAATGTCCAAGTTGAGAGATCTTTTTTAACTTTTTTAGTGGATCTCCATGATCAAATTTTGGTTGAGCAAATTTTGTCCCTTCGAGGGTTGATGTTGCTGTTTCTGGTGTATTATTTGCTTTTCCAATATATTTCTCAGCGACATAATCATTATATGCCATTGGGTCAATTGCTTTTAGAAAATTAGGGAAGGCGTGGCTTGCACCACAATTATGGCAGAAGTAGAATAGCTTATTATCTTTCTCAAGGAGCCAACCGCGAGCCTTTGCTCTATTCTTTTTCGAGTCGCCGCATAAAGGGCAACGAAAGTTGATTTTGTACGGGTTTGTGTTTTTAATACGATATCGGTCCAGACGACCTGCTAAATGCTGGGCATACTGGATATCAACAAAGTCAAGCATAATATAAAAATCCGAAAAATTTGTTATTGGATACTATTATAACAAACTATTAGTCACATGTCAACCAATAAATGATTTTAAATCCAATTTTGATATGATGAAGATAATAGCGGCAGATATACCCATCATGTAATATTTCCACCTCTCAACGGCGGCTAACTTTGTTTCTATTACCGTAAGACGTTTATCAACCTTGCCATCAATATGTTTTAACTCTTTTATAATTTCTTCGTTACGTTCTTTACGATGAGTGACATTCTGATCATGTATACGTTGATGATCTTCTTTTGACGACTGACGATATACTTCCATTCTATCGCCTAATACAGCAGAACGTTGTTCGTCTAGTCTTTTATTCTCTTCAATCGACTCTGCTTGCTGTTCAAGCTTATCATTAAAGTTTGTGATGATCTGGTGTTGAACTGCCAAGGACTTTTGAATACCTGCCATGGCGTCTACTGCATTGTCGACCCTGTCGAAGAATCGACCGATCTGTTTTATATCTTTTTTGATTAATGCGACGTCAGTCTTTACAACGTTTAATTCGTTAGGCATAACAAATCCTCTTTGGTCGTAGTTATTGACTCGCACGGCTCGCAGAGCCACCAATCCATTTCTTTGCTCATTTTGCTAATCCTTGTGGTCGTCAATAGTTGTTATTATAACACATTAAGCATGTTATGTCAATAGATTATTTATAAAGATGGGAGATTGAGATTAAGACTGGAACGTAAGTAATTGAAAATATATATACATAAATGTATTGACATACTGTCTAGACTGTGTTATAATAGATTTATCGAATCTAAATAATAACTGAGTCTTTTAATCAACTGTTTCGGTAGGTTCATCTTTAATTGTAACGTTGCGATAATAAACAATTACTTCACCTAATTCTCGAATGTATCGACGTAGTTCCTGAACATTTGCAGACATCATTTCATAGTCTCCAATCGTCATTGCAGTGAACACCATATCACCGTTGTTAAGCTTTCGCATATCGTCAATAAATCTATCAAGGTAAGTATATCCAACAGGCCAGGAAGGATTCTCACGTTCCTGAGAGGAACAGAGTTTAGGTCTTTTATCTTCTACCTTTTTACAAGGATTGGTTATAACAGCTTCAGATACGACATACCATTTTGGATCTTTTAATGATATAGGTCGTGGGAGGATTGGTTGAATAATTTTAATCTCAACCGGCTTTGATATAATCTCTATTTGCTTAGTACCGAGGAGCGAACAACTACTTAGGAATACTAGGGCTGCTGAGATCAGAAATGGTTTTACTATCATTCTCGATATCCTCGAATACTTTTGCTGTTCCTTTATTAAACGTTTTCTCTATAAGCCCAGGTTTAGCAACAGCGAGTTTATTTACGTTATGTCTTTGAAACACAGCAAGGTATTGATCTCTCTCAGCTTCAATCTGTTGATTGGCTCGAGTCATGTGAAGTAGAGATGTAGCTTGCTTTTCGTGTGATTCTTGTATAGCAGCCATAGCAGCTTTTTGTTCTGCTACAGCGGCTTCAAGTTTAATGGAATTTGCCTTGAGGGTTTGATTCTCAGAATAGAGCCAATAGCCACCTAAACTGAGAACCAATATAATTCCAATGAACAGTTGGTTAAACATTAGTCTTCTACAGACTCTACCGTTTGACCTGAATGTGCGTCAACTTCATCAGCAACAATTCCATCAATAGATGCAGGAGTATCAGACGCCATTGCCTCTACCTCTGCAACTTCTGGATGTTCCTGAGTCATATCGGTATACTTTTGATTTAATGCAGCTCTTACACGACCTGTCATTTCGTCGTCAAATGCTTGCTTTACTTTTAGTGGGTTATTGTCCAACGCTTGTTGAATAATGTCATTTACTGGCATAATTGTTCTCCATATTATATTGTTGTAAATTTATTTATACTGATTCTAACCGAACCATTAATCTCTCGGCTCTGTTAGTAACTTGTTTGTGCCATTGGGAATCTCTACCCTCAACAGCGGCTTCTGCCCAATCACCTTCGACAATTGCGGCATGCATTTTTTTGAATTTGCTTAAACGAGTACGACCCATGTTAAACATCATATTAACCAAGATCTGTTGGACTTCGTCCGGTAAGTCTCTAAAGACGCCGTCTTCGTATAGATGGTCACATTCGCTGACTGCAAGTTCGAGATCATGATCGAAACATTCTTTGACTCTTTCTTCAGATATTGGGAATCCAACTTCAGCGCCGTATTCCGGATCCGAGTCCAATACAAGATGTCCCACTCCGAACGTAGGGTACCCAAGATGGTCTTTATAGACTTCATATACAACCCCTTCATCAATCTTTAACTGTTCAAATACCGCGTCACGGTCTAATTTCGTATCTTTAAAAAACATTTCTTTTCCTCTTTATGATAATGTGGAAATGTCAATTGAAGTTGTTCCTTGGAATTGTAATAAGGACTCCACTTGACTTTCTGCAAAATCTTGAATATTATCTGCGTAGTATTGATCACCACCGGCATATTCATATCCCCATAATGTAATATCAAGCGCAGTGTTTGCTGTTGTAACTTTTGTTACTTCGCTATTAGCATAATCTTCAGCACCTAATACAGCAATCATAGGCTGTTTAGAAAATACAGAAGATCCAACACCAACATCGAAAGTTTTAACACTTATTGTTACTTTCTTAATTGTATTGTCAGTATCAATTTTTAATACTTCAACCAATTCTAAAACTTTATCGTATGTAGGCATTTACTTTGCCTGTTCGGCGTCGCGTTTTTTCTGCTGCGCTTCACGAGTTTTTTCAACCTCGTCAATACCTCTTTGTCTTTCGACTTCAGCATCGTGTTTTAATTTCAATTGCTCTTTTGCTTTTTCTTGCTCATCCTTTAAACGATCAGCCTCACTAGCTTGTCTTGCTTTTAGTTGAGCTTGAGCAACTGCATCTTCTTTAACATTGATAGTGCCCATGATATCACGAATACGTTTCTTATGTTTCTTTTTGGTTTTTCCAGTTACTCCTGGTTCACCATTAGCACCTACACCAACACCAGCAATGTTTCCACCGCCAACGTTATTAACAGGTTCTTCTTCAATCTTTGCGGCTTCGGCAATAACAGAACTGTTTTCATCCATGAATCGTTCTAGTGCAGTATCCAAGTCTAATTCAACAGATTCCTCTGTCAAATAATTGGTTGCGTGGATTCTTTGCTCTTCTCGTATTAACCAGAGAGCGGCTGCATAAGAAGCAAGTTTTGTTTGACCGCCAGGAAGTTTACCGAGTAGTTTCTTTACATTTAAAACCATTTGGTCAAATATACCAAACGCTTTCTTTTGTGCATTCTTAGAGTAATCTTTGCGTGAGATTAGTATATTACCTTTCTCATCAATGATTCCCTCTTCATATGCATCCCACTTTTCAAAAGGTGTCACCAACTTTCGAATAAATGAATATACTAAGAATAGATCTACTACCATTTAAATTTCCCTTAACCTTGTTTCAACGAACTCATCGCCATCTATAGATTTTGAGTTCACTGCCAATCCATCATATACTAATAACTCAGGCATATAGTTTAAATACTGTACGAATGGTTTTAAGTACTCGTGATACTCGTGCAATCGCATGAATAACATATTTGTCGCCGTCACGCCGAATACATTGTATATTACAATGAGATGGTTCAAAATCAACCTTTCCTTCAATTCGTTATCTTGTCTATATCTACTAAAGAGTTTACGGAGATATTGAAATCTCTTAATATCCTCTTCAAACTCTGACATCTCAATACACTGAGGGTTGTCATAGTGTTTCATAGCATAAAGTAGAAAGGTTGACTCTGTCAATATCATAATATAAAAACTTGCCTAATTGTCTTAAGCGTCAGCTACGATAGCATCTTCAACAGCGGTATCACCAGTAACACCCAAGTCACCAGCAGCAACTGCTGTAACTTTCATTGGTACTAAACATTCAGCGTGGTGTCTTCCACCTACTGTATGATATAACCACCAACCTGGGCCAGTAAGACCTTTTGCTCTGTTTGCTGTAACGGCTGCTTCTGTCAAGTCAACAAAAACTGCGTTGTCTTTATCGTTAGACTTGTTAGTATTAGCGGTAGTCGCGCTAAGCCACTTAGGTGCGTCAGCTGCGACGTCTGTTTTTCCCCATAGTGCCATTGTTATTCTCCTAATTTATTATTTTAAAACTTTGTGAAGTTCATTAACTAAATCGGCTTTCTTTTTTCGTTTATCTAACTCAAGACCTGCTTTACGACCTTCGGTTTCAAGTTGAGCTTTTGTTAGTTTACCTAACTCAGCTTTAGTAACTTTTGAACCTTTTACAGCAGTAGCCTTTTTCGGCTTCTTAACTGTTTCGACTTTAGCAGGAACTGGGATATCTTTATCCGAAAATAAGCCTTTAATCCATTCAATCAAAAACATAATTTACTCCTCTAATATAATGATTTAGCCACCGCAGTTGCTAGCAGCCAAATCCTTTTTCTTTGCTGGCTTTACAGAGTCCTGAGCTTCAGTACCCTCTGCCTTTTCGTCATCTCCTTTCCAGTTAGCATCAATGTAATCAAAGAATTTCTTCTTCGCTGCATCGTCTTCTAGCTCTGCTGGTGATTCGATTCCAAACTTCTTAAGTGCAGATTGAAAGAATTCCTGATAAGCGTTTTCTTCTTCAACAGTTCTTTCACTAACCACTTCTAATTTCTTTTGAACAGCAGTTGACATCTTATCGTCAATCTTGCTTTCAATAACTTGTTTCCAATCCATCTCTCAACTCCTATTTAATTTGTTTGTACTATGTTATTTATACAATCTGGTCATACGGATTTGTAAATTATTAATACCCTTAATCAATCTATGATATTCGCCTTCCGTAATTTTAAACTTTACACCAGGCTGTAATAATAATGGTAAACAGTTTTCAGGTTGAAATTGCCACCCATCTCCTGCGAGTACTTCAACAATACGATCTTCTTTATCTTTATGCCAAACAAACTCTGACTGATCTTCATCTACGTCAAATACACGGATATCATCAAGATCCGTATAGGGTTTACCAGAAATAATCCCCACCTCCCTTGAGACCAAGGTCTGAGGCATATTTAGGTAATCTACAAGACCAATATCCTGGCGAGAGTTTATCTGTCTTAGTATCGCAATTGTGTCTGCTTGCGAAATTCTTCGCTGCGTCTCTGTTATTGATTTTAGAAGTGAGCCCACCCTTTTCATCACCGAACTCAATCTTTTTAATATTATCGGTTTTAGGGTTGCGTACATAGACAACATACTTTTTATTTCCGCTTGAACGTTTAGGGGTATTTAATTCTTGTTCTTCATC